GGAATAAGTTTTAAAAAAGTAAATAATCTAAATATAGATTCTTGTTTATCTTTACCTTTCCAATTAATATCAAAAAAAGTATATATAGATTTTTTATTTTGTAAATATTCATATAAATCAATGAATGTTTTCATAATATGAAAATATGAGTAATATAAATATTAATATTAATTAGTATTTATATTTTATTATATTCAATTTTTAATTTAAAATAAAATTATTTATATAATTATTATTGCATTATGATCATTAACTATTTTTAAAATTCATTTTTTATGAAAACGAATTAAATAAACTTAATTTATTATTAATAAAATCCATGCAATCATATGATCATTATCTCTCACAATTTTATATCTAAATTTTATATCACTTGTTTTCCTAATATATTTTACTAAATTATCTAAAAACCATATCAATTTATCATCATCAATCATTTCATTGCTGATTGTATTAAATAATACCTTTTGATTCTTTTTTGTCTTAAAATAATGCTTATCAACATCATCCCATTCATCATCCTCAAAAATATCAAACCATATTATTTTGTATCTATTCAATATTCTTTTCAAATATAATAATAATTTTTTTGCTGTTTTTATTTTAATTGACGGCTCATAAACAATAAACTCATGTATTAATAATTCCTTAATAACTCTTTGATAAGGCATTATATGTTTTAACATTTTAAATAAATCATCATCGGGTAACATAATATTGTCATGTGTAATGTTCGCAATATTTTTATTGTAATTATATGTCGTATTATCATATAATTTTGTTATTGCATTATTGAATCTATATCCCATCTATATGCTAATTATATTGTATCTAAAATTTTAATACATTTAATTTTCCCGCTTTCAAATTCAATATCTTTGTCTTTTAATTTTTTCGTATCAATTAATTCAAATAATTTATTCTCAATTTTCTTTTTATTCTTAATTTTTATAGTATTCATAAACTCCTTTATTTTTTCTTTTTTTTGATCTGATTTTAGTTTATACCATTTTCTATTATATGTCGCATCTTCCATCCTTGAATATAATTTCATCATTTTATTTGAAACATCAGTTTTAATGCCCTGTAATTTATCTAATATAACCTTTAATTTCTTTCTATCATCATCAATATTCGTTTTTTCCAATTGAAAAACAAATCTGTATATTTTATTGTCTTTAACAATATTATCCAAAATATTATCAAATGATTCTGATTCCATTGTTTATGTCTAATAAATATTCAACTATTTTTATATATGTTGCAACCTTTATTAATCAATGGATATATTATTTACATAATAACAATAATAGTAATAATATTCACTTTTTCTAAAATTAATATCACGTTAAATATTCTATATGGATCACTACTAGCAATAATTACTGTTTATATATTATTTTTATATCAATCAAATCAATTAAAAGAATATAATACATTACAATCCATTAAACAAGATAATATAATACCACCAAATAAAACATTCTTAAATGACCATCCAGATATAACTAATTTTCTTTTTTCAATTCAAGATTTATTTATCTATAATCAAGAAGCATATATTAAAATGGTAAATTCCATTGAATATCTATTTAAAGTACTAAAATTATCAAAAATTAATAATAAAACTGCACCTATAAATGATTCTTTAATTATTGATGCTAAAAAAGATGCAGTAAATTCATTACATTCAATACTCATAAATAGTATAAGTAACAAACCTTTAGAAAAAAAAATTATACTCGCATCAGATACATTAAATGAAATATTAAATAATTACTTAATTGAAAATAGAAAAATTATTGAAAAATTTAATTATGAAAATGGATATGATAATATGTCATGTGTTATTAATAATCTAAATGATCCCGAGCCTAAAAACTTATATGATCATTCCGGTTATAGTTATGAATATATATAAAAATATATATCTGGTTCCCTACTCTTAATATCTATTTTTATAAATCCATTTTTAATAAAACTTCTTATACTTGATGTGTTCGTATTTTTTATATCAACTATTATAAATTTTTTATATGTTTTATTCGCTATTTCCTTTATGATATTTATCATTTTTGTATTAATTCCCATTCCCCTAAACTTTTCCAATACAAATACACCAAATATAAATATTGTTTTATCCATATCAATATTTAGTTTATTAAAAAATGATATATTATTTCCGTCATTACCAAATACAATAAATTTACTTAACGCTATTATATTATTATCATTATAACAAACTAAATAAAATATTTTAGCATCTTTATCTTCTTCAAATATATAATTTTTTTCATTCTTAAAAATATCATCAATTGTCTTATTTATATTTTTCTTTGATAATCCTATCAAATATTTATGATATTGTTTAAAAAAATCATTTTGTTTTGTAATTATACTTAATATTTCCAATTTAGTTAAAATTTTAATATGTATTTTCATATATTAAAATTTTAGAATATTATTAAAATTTATGAAATTCTTCTGTTCCTTCATCGTTTAATAATAATTTAGAATTTAATAATGGTATTTTATCAAATGGTAAACCAACAATACCTAAATCATATACAGGATAAATACAATAATGTAAATTAGAAACTTTTTTCATAAATGTGTCTAATACTTTTTTTTGAAATTGTTTATCAAAAGTTCCTACTATTTCTCCATCATCACTTATTATAACTTTACGAACATTATATTTTCCTGAATATGGATTTTTAAACTGAGCTATTTGAAAAAATATATACATTATATAATAAAAATAATTATAAAAATATTTTAATTACATCATTCAAGAAAATAGTTATAAAAAAACACTATTAATGCTATTATTACTAATGTAATACCTATATAAAATAACCTATTATTTTTTGTTAACGTCTCCAAATTATATTGAAAATTTAATATATCATCTAAAATTCCTAACCATGTATTTTTAATTCCAATCAAAATATCATATAATGTATTCTGATATATTTTTTTTGTTTCTACTTTTGGTGTATTTAATTTTTCCAATTTTTCTTCCTCTTTTTCTTTATTGATTTGTTTTTGTTCTTCTTCTGTTTTTTCAAACTCTCTATTAAATTTATCCATATCAAATCGTTGCATATATAAAAAATTGAAAATAAATTATTTTAATATATATAATTTAATTTTATATAAAATGTTAATGATGATTTGTCCATGTTGTGGTTCTCTATTGGGACATAAAGAATTATTATATGAAATCGGAATTAAAAAAATATGTGATGAAAATGGAATTGATTTTAATAGTGTTTCACTTGGAAAAATGGATAATGATGATAAAATTAAACAAGCAAAAAAAGAATTAGTAAATATGTTATGTGACTCATATTGCTGTAAAATGTTGTTACTTAATTATGTTGACTTAGTCAGATTAATAAAATAAATAAATAAATTAAATAATTTTTTTAATTATTTAATCTGTATAACTTGAAAATTCCGTTTTTGTATCTATATCAGTACTGTTTATAATTGTCATTATTTTTTTTTCTAATATATCAATTAATTCTTTTAATATCGTATCATTTTTAGTTATTATTTTTAATTTAATTGAAGAACTGTAAATTTTATATTTATATTCCATAAATAAACTAAATGACTTTTCAATTCCAATATTTAATACTATATTTGTTGATGTTTCATCAGATAATTCTAAATCTCGTTCTAAATTTTCAAAATCATTGGATAATTTCAAAATAGTTCCAAACAATTCTCCGATATTTTCAACTTCACTTATTTGATTTTTATCACCAAATCCCAATTTCCATCCAACAACAAAAACACACTTACCTAATAAACCATATTTATTATTTGTAAAATTAATAATGTCATCATAACTAATTCTTTTAAATTTTTTATATTTATTAATCAAACTACTGTTTTTAAATTTATATTTAATAATATCATTTTTAATATGCGACACTTCTCCATGTAATTCATTTTCTTGAATTATATTTATTATTTTAGGATATATATATAATAATATTGAATTTGATAATTGTTTCATTTCATCAGATTCCATTACACTATCATATAATTTTATACATTGATCAATACATGTTTCAATCTGTTCTGTTATAATTTTTATAAATTTAATACAAAATGTATCATTGTATTTTTTTCTATAAAATTTTGAATTATCAATTATATCAACTATCAAGGATAAACCATCAATTCCACATGCTACCGGATAACAATGAATACCCGTTTTTTTCTTCTTGAATTGTCCATTGAAAATTGTTAATAATAAAATAGCACAATAATGATTATGATCACATAATATTTGAAGACTTTCTGTTGGTAAAACTTCAATATAACAACTTTTTGACTTAATAAATGAACTTATTGTATTCTGATATCGTAAAATTCTACTCATATACAACAATAATTATAATTTTTTTAATATTTATCAAACGCTTCAAAAATTTGAAAAATAAAATATTCATAAAATATACTTTTATTTCATTAATAATTAATATATGGAATTGTTTAATAAAATATATTCATTATATCAAAAATTTAATAATAAAAAAATCCATCAATATACTTCTGAGATTTCAACAAAAACTGAAATATTACAATTAAGGGAAAAAATATATAAAACAATAAGAACTAATGCAGACACAAAAATAAATGAAATTGATGAATTTGCACATGGAAAAAAAAGTATCTATGTCATTACAAAAATTAATAATAATGATCTAATAAATCTATTTTTTTCATATGTCATTTTTTATATATTTGACAGTTTTCATTCCACTAAAAAATTAATCATCGGATTAGATTTTGAATTTCATGAAAATCAAATACAATTAACACAAATAGCATTCTATCCACTTCGTAAATATAAACCAATATTTATTTTGGATCATCATTTAATGTCAGATAAACAATTTGAAATATTTGTCGATTTGGTATTTTATTCAGATCTATATAGAATATGCCATGGATCAGATTCACTTGATATTCCTGCACTCTTTAAATCATTTTTTAAAGAAATTCCTAACAATTTATTCCTATTTATGAAAACTCAAGCAGACACTAGATATTTATGCGAATATTATAAAAAAGCAACTAAATTTGAAGATCATAAATGCTCCATATATGATGCATTGTTGTTTTTTGGTACAATCACCCAAAAAAAATACGATGAATTAGTTAAAAATAGTGAAGTTATGGGCCCATCTCAAGATGTTAACTGGAATATTAAACTAATGAGTAGTTATCATTTAAAATATACATCTCGTGATGTCATATTCCTTAGAAAACTTATAAAAGATATTTTTGAAAAAGCACAAACAATTAATGAATTTCTTCCTAAACAATTAGATTATATCCAATCAATCAACAGAATGATCACATATGAAAAATATGGAATAAGCGATATAACATTATCATCAAAACAAATTCTAGATCCAGTTAATAATTATCTTGTTTTTAATAAAAAATATCATAGTACATTATTAAAAACATATAACCTCGTTATTGATAAAATAGAAATTCCGGATATTAAATGTAAAGCAACTATGTTTTTAGAAATTAACTATTTTAAAAAATTATTATCAATATTATTCAAACGCGCTATATATTCAATATTAACTTCAAAATATAATGTATTCATGAGAAAAGGTAACAGATATACAACAAAAATAACATTTTTTGATATTTTTCCAAAATATAAAAAATTAGAATTACATAAATTAGTTAACTTACTTGAAAAATTTTATGTCAATGCTGAAATTGTTATATCATCCGTTATTAATCCTTAATTTTTGTTAAAATAATTTATTTATAATTTTAATAAATATATTATTATTAAATAATATATTTAATAATAATTTTTCATTATATAAATCTTTTCATATATTGTATCTCAATTATTATTTTTTAAAATTAATTTTTATTGATCAATTTTTTCACATAATCCATTTAACCAATCAGTTACATCTACTGATTCCCATCTTACACGAAATACATAATCATTATTGGCATGAATATCAATTTTTCCATCTAGTCCATACAACCACTGGGCAACGTTTAAATATCCATGTTCACAACTACAACAAAATGCACATTCATTATTTGCATGAATATCAACTTTCCCATCTAATCCATACAACCATTGGGCAACGTCTAAATATCCATGTTCACAACTACAACAAAATACACCTTCATTATCTGCATGAATATTAATTTTTTCTTTAGCGCCATCCAATCCATATAACCACTGGATTAATTTTAAATTTCCACTGCAACAACCACAATAAAATAATTCTTCATCATACAAATGAATATTAATTTTTTCTTCAGCACCATCTAATCCATATAACCACTGGACGACATCTAATTGTCCCATGTAACAACTATCATAAAATGGCCCTTCATCATCCATATGAATATCAATTTTTCCGTCTAATCCATATAACCATTTGGCGACTTCTAAATGTCCATTAGAACAACTACAACGAAATGCACTTTCATTATTAGCATGAATATCAATTTTGTATTTTTCATAAATAGATTTTACTAAATTTAAGTAACCAAAAAAACAACCATATTCAAACATTTTATTTTTATCAAAAT